CTTACGGACTACCCGGGATAACCCCCCCAGGCTTATGTAATGATATAAGATCAACATCTTACTTACTGCATGAGAATCCTCTTAGATGCTTCCAGCACAACCAACCTTCTGTATCTTTGTCGATGCGATTTCGCATCACCAAAATACACAGATCGGAAGGGTGTTGGAATGTACTCTACTGGATCTAGCTGGTCGGGGTATTCGAGATACTGATCCAGTTGGGAAAGAACTTCGTACATTCTTTCACCTTTCTGGTTCAGATCAACGACTACGGGATGCATCTCCTCGATGTGGTAACAGTCAAGGAGCTGTTCCGAGACAGCCACGCCCTCCCTGTTAAAGTAATCACCGATGTATGTTTCATCCATCAGTGCTTGCTCTAACTTGACCATCTGTCTTTCTAGATTTTCAGCCCGAACTAGCTTAATTTGTTTAAGCAGTTCCTGGTGAAGATCAGGTGTGAAGATGGAAGACTGTGTGACCTCATTCAATTGAGGGCACAGATCCACTCCATACCTCTCTAAGAGTAGAAAGGCAAGATGTCGGGTCCTCTTTGAAGAGAGGCCCCGGGGAAACCACACTCGGTCCGGTGGACGAGTGTAGTGTCTCTCATCTAGGACTCTTGTCAAATCCAACCACCCATCAAGGGTGTTTGTCTTTGAGAAGACATTCCATTTGAGGCCACTATACTCGTTGGAGTCCTTCGAAATTCGCTTAGCGAACTCGAAGAAACTTCCGGTCTGAGATGTATATGACTTGGTGGAAGAAACGGAAACTCCGATTTCTTTCATCAATGCCCTATACATTGTGGAAACCGACTTGTCCCATATAACGATATCATCACCTAATATTGCGTATTTTCGGAAACCAAGTCTTTGGTTTACCTTAAATGCACAAAATTCTGTGAATGCGTGATGTGTTAGAGATGCGACCGCCCACGAGGACAGAAGTCCAAGTGGTTGTCCAACCTCCCACACAACACGTGTATCTTTATATGCGAATTCCCTATTGGTTAAGATATGTCTCCAGGCCAGCGCAATTTCCTTATCGTAGATACAAGAAAGTAGAATTTCTTGTAACTCGACAGGGAATCGATCTGTCCATGAGGACGAATCTATACTATCGGTGTATTCACCTTGACATTCAATTTGAATTCTATCAAATTGGTATCCCTGTGAGTACGTACCGTTAGTCTCAAGACGTCTGAGGACATCCATGATGGTATCATGGATACCCCTTAAAACGTTTTGTGACCAATAATCCCCGATTGCAATGGTACGGGTCTTGCACCCCCCTTCCGGGATAAGTGCAATACGACCAGTTTCCCATTGACCTTCAGTAACTTTGGCGTTGTTGTGAAGCATCTTACACATCCAAAGAGAATCACTTCTCTTTGCAAGTGTATAGATACCTTCCCACAATGACTCATTCTGAAGGACACCGACAGCATCGCG